GGGCCTTGGCCGGGGCGGCGCGGCGCGGGGCCGGGGCGTCGCCCGGTTGCGCCGGGGGCGTCTCGCCCGCCGCCTCGTATGCGGCGGCGACGACGCCCAGAACGTCAATGTCGGTGTGATCCGCAAAATCCAACATTTGTTCCTTTGAGGGCTTGCCGGTCACGTCGTTGTCGGCGGCATAGCGGGGCCACTCCTGATGGCCCATGACGGCCTTGCGTACCGCGTCTTTGCCCAGTCGGCCCAGAATGATGTTGTTGTCGGTCATGTCGTTAGCTTCCTTATGGTCAATGTTGCACCCCCCGCTCGTCGGCGGGTGTGGCCATTGTATCGCACATTCCGGGGCGACTTGTCGAGGGGGGCCGACAAAAAAGTGACGGGGGCCGATTTAGTCGCCGGGGCCTCGCCGGTCGCCGGTCGCCCCGGTCGCCCCGCCGCCGCCGGTCGCCGGGGCCTCGCCGGTCGCCGGTCGCCGGGGCCTCGCCGCATTGCCGGGGCCTCGCCCCCTCGCCCCCCTCGCCGCCGGGGGCCGGGGCCGGGGGCCTCGTCGCCCTCGTCGGCCCCCTCGCCCTCGCCGCCCTCGTCGGCCCCCTCGCCGCCCCCTGCCCTCGTCGGCCCCCTCGCCGCCCCCTGCCCTCGTGGCCCTCCTTCTCTAATCCAACGCCCCCGCCAAACGGCCCAGCGTCGGCGCGGCCTCGTCGCCCCATCGTCGGCCCAGTCGGCCCCGGCGTCGCCCTTCCCCCTCGCCCCCCTCGCCCGCCCCATGTACCGCCCCCCTTGTGCGTAACGCATTGATATCATTTGGCTATTCGCCCCCCGGCCACATGCATAGGGGGGAGGGGGGAGGGGTGGGCAGGTATTTTTCCCCCGTATGGAGGGCGCGGCGAGGGGGGCCGGGGGGCCGGGAAGCCGCCCGCCCGCCCGCCCATACAACCACGCTTCTGAACCGGCCTAGACAAACGGCTTCCCCCACTCCCCCTCTCCCCCAAACCGGCCTACTTGCCAAACCCGCTAAAAAAGTGCATTTTCCAAAGAACGACACGGCCTACACACCCGGTAAGGAAGCAACAACGTGCCGATCCCATACTCCCTGCGCCAGAAAATGATCCGCGCTCCCGGCGCAACCCCTGCGGCATTCCGGGCGGCATACGGGCTGGCCCCTCTGGCCAAGCTGGACTGGGCCAAGGTCAACGAAATCTGCAAGCACATGGCCGACGGGTTCAGCAAGAGCGCCGCCTGCGGCAAGGCTGGCGTACCGATCCATGCGCTCGCGCAGTGGGAAAAGGACTTCCCTGCGGTCTACGAGGCCATCGGACAGGGACGGCTGCGGCGGCTGGCCAAGCTGGAAGCAATGTTGCTCAAGGATGACCAGAAAATGCCGCAGGTCGTCTCGGCGATCTTCGCGCTCAAGAATGCGGACCCCGACGAGTGGAAGGAAAACCCCCAGAACGGGCCGGTCGCACCGGGATTGCAGCAGAACATCACGATTATCACGGGCGTACCGGAGACACCGGCCCGCCAGACGATTGAACATGAGCCTCAAGCGGCGCTGGAAAGCGTCTCCACGGTCGAAGCTACTGTACTAGAGGTCACGGATGCCCGACCCGTACCCGAAACACCCGGAGATTGACGGTGCTTTCGCCCGTGACCCCGGCGGCGTCATCATGGAGCGGGACGAGAAGGGCCGTATCGTGTCCCGCAGGCGCGCTGACGGCCTCACAACCGCGAATGACCGCAAGGAAATCAACAGAAAGACCAGCCAGCGCCATCTGGCGCTCAAAAGGCCCCCGAAAGATGCTGAAAAGGTCAAGTATCAGGCCGATCCTGCCTTCGTCGCGGCTGACAAGGCGTCTCATCTGATGACCGGCACCCACTCAAACACGGTCGGAAAGCAGTTGTATCTGGGATACAAGCCCCGCGACTACTTCGTGCCGTTCCACCAGCGGTATCAGCGGTTCTCGTGCATTGTTGCGCATCGTCGCGCCGGGAAGACCGTGGCGGCGCTGATGGATACGATCCACAAGGCGCTCAAGGACACGTCCGGCACTGGCCGGTATGCCTTCTGCGGGCCGACCTACGCCCAGATCAAGGACGTGGTCTGGTCGTACCTCAAGCAGTACACGTACCCGCTGCCGAATACCAAGGTGAACGAGGCGGAATTGTCCGTCCGGTTGCTCAACGGCAGCACCATAAGGCTCTACTCGCTGGACAGCACGGCGTACGAGCGCATGCGCGGTATCTACTTGGACGGCTGTACGATTGACGAGTACGAGGATTGTGACCCCCGTGCGCTCCCGGAAGTTATCCGTCCTGCGCTGTCCGACCGGCAGGGGTGGCTGTCGATCATTGGCACCGCCAAGACGCGCGGTGCATTCTTCAAGCAATTCAGATACGCCCAGAAACACCCGGACGAGTGGTACTCGGCGGTGTTCAAGGCTTCCGAGACTGATGCCATCCACCCGGAAGAACTGCGGCAGATGCGTGATCAGATGGGGCCGAATGAATATGCGCGGGAATTGGAGTGCAGCTTCGAGGTTGAAGGCTACGACCAGTTGGTTTCGGGGGCTGATATTGAGGAAGCCCGCGACCGCGCCGTCCCCGCCGACCCCAACCTGCCCGTGGTGTTCGGGGTGGACGTCGCAAGGTTCGGGGACGACCGTTCTGTGCTTGTCGTGCGGGAAGGACAGCGGTTGGTGGACTGCCTCATCTGGAAGGGGAAGGACTTGATGGAGACGGCCCAGCGGGTCGCCAACCACGCCAACCTGTATCGCCCCCGGATGATTTTCGTGGACGGGATCGGGGTCGGGGGCGGCGTCATCGACCGCCTGCGGCACCTTGGGTTCACCAATGTCGAGGACGTCAATGTTGCGAGAAAAGCTGCGGATGACCGGAAGTTCGCCAACCACCGGGCGGAATGCTACGCGCGGCTCCGGGACTGGCTCCGCAAGGATGCGTCGATCCACGAGAACTTCAAGTTTGCGCAGGAGTTCGAGGACGACGTTACGAGCATCACTTACACGTATGACAATCGCGGGCGTCTGCTCATTGAGAGCAAGGATGATCTCAAGGCCAAGGGTCTTCCTAGCCCTGACATTGCTGATGCTGTGGCTCTTACGTTCTCCCAGCAATTCCCGACCTATGACGTCGCGCGGTTGAATGGCCGGGGGCAGCAGTCGCAGTACGTGGCCGAAATCCCTGACCTGTTGGAGCAATGGTGATGACAAACGTCATAATGGCTGGTTGTGTCGTGCTTGCTGTCGCCGTGTGGTCGTTTGCCGTGTACGGTGCGATAATGCTTTTCGCCCTGTAAGGAAACGCCGGTATGGATGATTTATACCTTTTTCTTCACCCGCAGCAGTACGAGGCGCTGTGCCGCGCGGGGGGCAAGCGTATAATGGCTGACTGGATACGGATTGTGCAGGCTGTCGGCAAAAAGCCGCTCACATTGGAGGAATATCTGGATGCCAACGCCCAAGGAAGACCGTGACTACAAGCGTGAGTACGCCCGCGACCACGCCAAGCCGCACCAGAAAAAGCGGCGGGCCGAGCGCAACAAGGCCCGCGCTGATGCCGCCAAGGCTGGCAAGGTGCGCAAGGGCGACGGCAAGGAAGTGCATCACGTCGCGCCCAAGGGCAAGAAGGGCAGTCTCGGCAAGAAAACTCGCGTCGTGAGCCGCGAGACAAACCGCCGGATCGGCCACCCGAAGGGGACCAAGGTATGATCTCTAGGGCCTGCGTCCGCGACGTCTCCTACATCGGCGCTCACATGCGCGAGCGTGATGCCCACGAGATACTGTGCCAGTTGCCCGACGATATCACCCCGGCCCACGCGGCGTTGCTGTGCTTCGATACCGCGCCGGAGGACTGCCGGTTCGTCTGCTACGACACCAACGCCAACCCCGTTGCCGCGTTCGGTTGGTCAGTGACGCATTGTCCGACCCTGTGGACGGCTTGGGCCTTTGGGACACACGGCATGAAGCGGGCCATCCCGGAAATGACCGAGTTCATCATGGGACGGCAGCTTACCTACATGATGAAGACCCACCGTCCGAAGCGGCTGGAAGTGCGGGCGCTGGCCGACCATGATCTCGCCCACCGCTGGCTGACCATGATGGGGGCTACGAAAGAGGCCAGCCTGCCGCGTTTTGGCAAGAATGGTGAGGACTTCACGCTGTATGCGTGGACCGACAGGACGATATGGAAAGCGCACGAGCGTTACCGCGCCCGTGGACAACGCAAGAAAAATGAGTTAAGGGTCGCTTAGGGTTTGCAGGTTTTCGCGTCATACAGACTACGACACGAACGACAAAGGATATTCCAGCATGTGCTTCGGAGGCTCATCCAAACCTGCGGCCCCGCCGCCCATCCCGGCACCCCCTAACCCACGCGAGGAAGACCTCGTCGCCCAGCAGACGGAAATGCGCCGTCGCCGGGGGATGATGATGGGTCGTTCGGGGACCATTCTTACCAACCCGCTTGGCGACAGCAGCGCCGGGGGCAGCACCGCTACCGCTTCGGCGGGGGGCGCGGCGACCCCGGCCACCACGTCGTCGGGCAACAAGGGGACGAAGTTGGTCTGACATGGCTACCGAAATCAGGAAGGTCATCGCACGGTTTGAGAAGATGGCGGGGGACCGCGCCGGATGGGAAAGCGTCTGGCGTGAGATCAACGCCGTCTGCTATCCGTCCGGCCCCCGGCTTGACCACATGGAAAGCCGTGGGGGGCGTACCTTCGATGAGACGTGGGCCGAGCCTCGCTCGGCCAGACGTTCCCGGACAATGTATGACGCCACGGGGGCCATCGCCCTCGACCGCGTCACGTCCGGGATCGAAAGCCTGATCACTCCGCAGGGCCAGCTTTGGCACGAACTGACGCTGACCGATCCTGACGCACCACAACCTTCGCTGGGCGAGGAAGAATGGCTGGATCGCATAGCCAACTACCTGTTCGGCGTACGTTATGACCCCCGTTCTGGCTGGCTTCTCTCACACCAGCGCGCATTGTCTTCCACGCTGGCCCTCGGAACGGGGGTCTACTTTGCCGAGGAAGCCTTCGGCACCCGCTCCAAGAACGAGCGGCAGATACCCATGCGGTATATGCCGGTCCCGCTCAACGAGGCGTTTCTCGGTTGTGACGACTTCGGTGAGCATGACACCTGTATCCGCAGCTTCCGGCTGTCGGCGGTACAGGCGATGGAACGCTTCGGGGACAAGAACTCCGACGTAGTGAAGGCTCACGCCGCTGACCCCGCGCGGCAGGACATACGCTTCCAGTTCCTTCATGTGGTGATGCCCAAGGAGCAATGCTCCGGCTTCATGGGCGAACACCCATACACCAGCGTCTACATCGACCTCGATCAGATGCACATGATCTCCGAAAGCGGGTTCTTCGAGTTTCCGTTCGTGGTCTATACGTGGACCCTGCCGACGACGACGGCCTACGGCGAAAGCCCCGCGATGATCGCGCTGCCGGAACTCAAGTCGTTGCAGCTTATGTCCCGTGACAGCTTGATGGCGTCGCAACTGTCCATACGTCCTCCCGTGGCGACCGCGTACGAACTGGACCGTCCCGTCAATCTCAATCCGGGGGCCATCAACCCCAAGATGATTGATCCAAACACGGGACGGCCCCTCGTTGCCCCCGTCCTCGCCCCCGGCGACCCCCGGTTCTTCGAGGCAACGATGGAACTCCGGCGGCAGCATATCCGCCAAGCCCTGTTCTCCGACCTGTTCGCTGTCCTTACCGACAAGCCGAATATGTCGGCGACCGAGGCAGCAATCAGAAATCAGGAAAAGGGTGAACTGTTAGGCCCTGCGGCGAGCCGTATCCAAGTGGGCTTGTCCCGCTTGGTGGACAGGGAACTTGGTATCCTGACGCGCAAGGGTGCTTTCGACACCGACAGCATCCTTGCGCCACCCGACAGCCTGCGGGGCCGCGACGTCGGCGTCCGCTTCAACTCGCCCATCGACCGCGCTCGCATGATGCCGGAAGTCACGGGCATGCAGCAGACCCTCGAATTTGGTGCGGGCATGGCGCAGTTCGTGCCGGACGTCCTCGACAACTTCGACACCGACGCCATGCTCCAACGCGCCCGCTACCTGCTTGGCGCACCGCCGCTTTCGCAACGCGACCCGCAGTTGGTCGAACGGCTTCGGCAGGAACGCGCGGCAGCAGCAAGCGCGCAGCAGGCCGCAGCTATGGCTTCGCAGGCGATGGACAGCGCCGCCCAGCTTGGCCCCGTGGCCGAGGGCATGGGCGGCATGGCCGAAATGGTGCAGAACGCCGGTATCGACCCCAGCATGGTCGCTGGCCTGCCAATTCCGGGGGCTAATCAGTGATGGAACGCAAAGAACACAGGGCGTTCTACGGACCATCCGGCACCCGCGACAAGGGCAACCGCCGTGGCGCGACGGTCAAGATGGACTTGTCCAACGCCTACCGCGAAATGTTCTTCGGCAACCCGACCTCGAACCAGCGCGAAATGGTGCTGGTGCATCTGGCCGAGATCAGCGGGTTCTACAAGGTACAGCCCCCCGGCCTCACCCACGACGAGCGCGCCTACCACGAAGGCGCTCGCTCGGTGTTCGGGGTGATCGTAGCGAATACGTCCATGACGCCGTATGAGCGCATGGCCCTCGAAGAAGCAACAAGACACGAAGCGTTCGTGTCCCAAGCAGAAGGAGAATTGTTTTGAGTGAAGCAGCACAGGCAGCGCCCGCCTCGGCGGATACCGCTGCGTCAGCAGCAGCAACTCCGGCCCCCGCCCCCGCCCCCGCAGAAGCGGTAGGCGGTGATGGAGGTCAATCCCCCGCCCCCGCCCCCGCCCCCGTGGCGGATACGGCAGGAGCGGCCCCCGTCGGTACTGACTTGAACGGATCGGGTCAGGAAAGCGGAACCCCGAACGACTGGACGGCCAGCCTTGACGCTGACACCCGGACACTCGTTGAGCAGAAGGGATGGAAGGACGCTAACGCGGCCATGAAGTCCTACCGTGAACTGGTAAGCAAACTTGGTGAGAAGACCCTCGCGCCCCCGGCGGAAGACGCCGGACAAGACGAGTGGGACGGCTTCTACGCCAAGATGGGCAGGCCGGAAACACCGGACGCATATCAATTCAATATGCCCGAAGGTGTCCCGGAAGACATGCCGTATGACAGTCACTTCGCCATGAAGTTCAAGAACTGGGCGCACGATGCGGGGCTGTCTCCGCGTCAAGCCGATGTTCTTCATGCGAAGTATGTGCGTGAAATGGCTGGCACACTCGGACAGCAGTCCGAAGCGCGTGTCACCCAGATCGAAAAAGCGCACAGTGATATCGTCAAGGAGTGGGGCGATACCGAAAGCGAAGGGTACAAGCGCAACCTCGAAATGTCGCGTCGTGCAATGACGCAACTGGGGGTGCGCGAGGACTTCATCGCGTCCGGGATCATCGACGCCCAGTCTGGCATGATCACGTCTGCCAAGGTCGCCAAGGCGCTTGCGCGCATTGGAGCCAAAATGTTTGCCGAAGACACGCTGTACTCCGGTCCCGCTTCAATGGGCAAAAACCCATTCAGCGAAAAGGAGTTCAACATGACGGAGCAATCTCTGCTCATCAAGAACGATCCGGCCAAAGCAGCCACGTTGATCCGTGCTGCGGGCGAGAAGCCCGAAGACTATGGATTGCGTGGTCAGTAGTGTCGGCAATAACGCACGGCACTCAATGTCTTGAAAGGACAAAACAATGAGCACTCGGCTCTCTGATGTTGTCGTCCCGGAAGTCTTCGCCAAGTACATGATGCGCGAGACTGCCGAGAAGGCACGTATCTTTCAGGCTGGCCTCATGCAGTCGAATGGCGTCATCGCGTCGTTCCTCTCCGGCGGCGGTCAGACTGTTAACCTCCCGCACTGGAACGACCTGTCCGGTGACGAGAATATCTCAAGCGATGACGAAACCTCGGAAGCAACGCCGCTCAAGGTGAGTGCTGCCTCGGACGTCGCCGTTCGTCACAACCGCAACCAAGGCTGGTCGAGCGCCGATCTGGTGCAGGCTCTTGCCGGTGACGATCCGCTCAAGATGGTGTCCAACCGGGTTTCGACCTACTGGGCAAACCAGATGGAAAAGATGATGATCTCGTCCATCAGCGGTATCGTAGCTGATAACGTGGCCAACGATGGCGGGGACATGGTTCTCGACATTACCGGCTCGCAGATCAGCGCCGAAGCGGTCATCGACGCTGGGGCAACGATGGGCGACGCAGACGACCGTCTGTCGGCCATCATCATGCACTCCAAGGTGTATGCCCAGCTTGCCAAGTTGAACCTGATCGACTTCATCCCTGACAGCGATGGCAAGGTGAAGTTCCCGACCTACCTCGGTTATCAGGTCATCCGTGACGACGATTGCTTCAATGACGGCTCGGTCGCCCACACCTACCTGCTGGCGCGTGATGCGTTCGCATGGGGTGAAGGCACTCCGCGCGTCCCCGTCGAAGTTGATCGTCGTCCGCGTGGCGGTGACGGTGGCGGTATCGAAGAACTCTGGACCCGTCGCGAGTTCTGCATGCACCCGTACGGGTTTGCATGGACTTCGACCACCATGACCGGGGTTTCTCCGACCAATGCCGAACTGGCCCTCCCGGCCAACTGGACCCGCGTTGCGCCGGAGCGCAAGCAGGTCGGTATCGCTGTACTCATCAGCGATATCTAGTGAACAGGCCGGGGGGCAAGACCCCGCCCCCCGGCTACAAAGGAAGGGAAGTCATGGAACAGCAGCTTGAAACAAAGCCCGACACAGCCAATTCAGCGAAAGCCCCTGCAAAGCCCGACCGGAGCGGCGCGGGTCACAAGCTGCCGGACGTGGCTTCCCTTCCCCAAAACGCAGTCAACCGTGAGGGGCGGCGCGTCCGCAAGTCCTTGCGCTAGGAAAGGAACGGACAATGTCTGTCGGCATCCTCAAGCGTATCCGCCACTACCCGGAACGCTTTCGTCATTTGAAGTACACATGGGTCATGGGATCGGGCGGCGGCTCCATCCCCGGCGTTGACGCAGGCGTCGATGCAGGGGCGGGGACCATCTACTTCGGGGGCAAGCGGTCCCCGAACGTCGAGGCCACCATCACCGTAAGCTACAACGTGGACACGGGTATCGACCCCGGCCCCGGCACCCCGACCCCCGGCTCGGTTAACGTGGCGATCCCGCCGCTCTCCGAACCTGCGGAACAGGCGGCACTCGTGGCTGCGGCCTTGAATGCGGAACCCCTGCTTACCGCAAGCGCCACCGGCCTTACCGTGTCCGTTGCGGCCACGGACGACGTGAACAACTTGCTCACGACCATGTCCGTGACCGGCGGCGTCAACCCGCCTGCCGTGATTGGTGAGAAAGAACTCGAACTGACCGTCGTGTATAAGCCTGACGTTATGATGGGCGTGATCACGGTTAACGAGAAGTCCCCGGACACGGCCACCGTGACCGGCTTTCGTGTGACCCTGACCAGCCCGTCTACGGGATCGTTCGAGAAGACGGTGAACGTGACTGTCGGGGCGGACGTGACCAAGGCCAACGTGGCCAAGGCTATCGCACAAGCGTTGAATGCCGACGACATGCTGACGGCAGACAGCACTCGCGCTACGGTCGAAGTGGTTGGGCAGGGCGGCTACACCCTGACCGATATCACCCGGACGTAAGGAGGTCGCCGCATGGGAACGCTACCACCCCGGTACAAGCCCCCCGGAGGATATCGGGGCGGGAGCGGCGCTCGTGCGGCGGCACTGTACCATGCTCGTAAGCGGCGGCGTGAACAGGCTGCGGCTTCGTCCGTTCCAGTGAACACCACAGCGCCAAGTATCCCGGCTGCGGCTTCCGTCGGGGTGCAGATATCTTGTAGCCCCGGAGTATGGAGCGGCACCCCTGCGCCGACGTACACCTACCAGTGGGGGCAATTTACTGTCGGAGATATCGCGGGGGCCACAGGAATTTCGTACACCCCGGTCGCCGGGGACGTCGGACTTCCTCTGTACTGCCGGGTGACGGCAACCAATAGCGAGGGAAGCGCCAATGCAACCTCGAACCTGACCAGCCCAGTAACATGAGGGACAAACCCATGAAGAATGCAATTCTCGGACTAATCTTTGCAATGTGCGCCGCAATGGTCGCCGTTGGCGCTGCCAAGGCCGACCCTTACGACGGGACCGGCGTCTACTCCGTGGCCACGCCGAACTGTGTTCCTGCCGTCCATGCCCTGTTCTGGTATGACGTGGGCTACCGCCTTGTCTCGAAGCCGATCCGCGACCGGCTTGAAAAAGACTTGGCAGACATGACCCCGGCTTGCTGGCTGGGCAAGGCGTCTGCGGCAGTTGGTGTCAAGCACCGCAAGCTGTATCTGCCGTCCGAAAGCCGCAAGATCAGGGCTTGGTTTGCAAGTCAAGGTCAGTCGTTCTGACAGCAGGTTGACCATGAGAACGTCCATACGCGGAATGCTCGCCCTAGCCCACCATGAAGCGGTTGTTACAAACCGTTACAAGGACAGCGTCGGCGTATGGACAATCGGCATTGGCGCAACGAAACACGCCTTGCCGAACTCACCGTACAACCCGGAAAAGTTCACCGGGGACATTCCGGTGGACAAGGTGTTCGAGATATTCTTGGACACGCTTATCAAGTACGAGCGGGGCGTGAACCTTGCCATGCAGAAGCGCAAGCCGGAACAGCACGAGTTCGACGCTGCGGTGTCGTTCCACTACAATACCGGGGCAATCGGCAGGGCCAGTTGGGTGAAGTTGTGGAATAACCACGCATCGAACCCGGAGATTGAAAAGGCATTCATGCAGTGGCGCAAGCCCCCGGAGATTATTGAGCGTCGCCGTCAGGAGTGTGACTTGTTGCTTACCGGGAAGTACCCTACGGGCGACATACCGCTCTACACAGCGGACGCGAACGGACGCGTCAAGTGGCGCGAAGGTACTGTAATCAAACATGACCGGGCCGTTGCCCTTCTCGACCCCGGAGGGACAGCCGTTGCCTAACGAGAACAGAAACAATCCGAGTGGCTTGGCCAACAATGTCGTGGACAGCCTGCGGGGAAGCCCGTTGGTTATCGGCATACTTGCGCTCAACACCGCGTTCATTGCCTCGTTCGTCTATATCGACATGCAGGCAAAAGAGAACATGAGGGTATTGACGCTGGAATTGATGCGGGACTGCCTTACACCGTTGAGAAACCCGCAGCAGCACTACGCGCCGCAAAAGCAGTCCGCCCCGCAGAACATGGCCCCGCTGTCTTTGCCGCCCTTGTCTCAAAAGAAGGACTTTGAAGACCTGACATTGGTGGACAAGTAATGCCGGTACACAAGGTAAAAGGCGGATATAAGTGGGGCAGCAAGGGCAAGGTCTACAAGACCAAAGCCGAAGCCGAACGCCAAGGCCGCGCAGCATACGCCAGCGGGTACAAGGGCGGCGGTAAGAAGAAAGGCAAGTGAAATGGTCCCGACAGTATCTACGCCCGTTGAAGTGGCAAACCTTGCACTGGATATGGTCAAGGAAGCGCCCATCACTGATATGGATGAAAACCGCGCGGCGTCGCGGTGGATGAAGCGCAACTTCGTTCCGACCCGGAACTACGTGATGAACACGCAGATATGGAAGTTCGCTATGACGCGGGCGTCCCTGCCCGAAGACCCGACGCCCCCCGCGTTTGAGTGGACGCGCCGCTTCAAGAAGCCCTCGGATTGTTTCCGCGTTCTCCCCCTGCGGGACGGGGGGCGCATGGACGGACGGCTCATCCCTCATCAGGTCGAGGGGGACTACATTCTGACCAACGCCCCCGCCCCCCTCAAGGTGCGGTATATTCGTGTCGTGGAGAACCCCGCCGAGTGGCCCGCCCACTTTGTCGAACTGGTCGCAACGAAGCTGGCCTTCGGCATCGCGCACACCATGACGGGCAAGACGTCGATGCTGGAAATTCTTAACCAGAAACAAGCGCAGGCGGCAGCTTTGGCCGCGTCCATCGACGCTGCCGAGGGAAGCCACGCCGAGCAATACGCGACTTCCTATGACGACGCCCGCTACTACTATTCTGGCCTGACGGAGTATTGATTTGGACGTCCATCTGATACAGGCGACAATGAGCAAGGGGGAACTTTCCCCCAAGCTGCATGCTCGCGTTGACAGCCAGATATTCCGGCAGGGCCTCAAGCTGTGCCGGAACTTTTCGGTCATGGTCCCCGGCGGTATCCAGAAGCGGTCGGGGACGCGTTGGGTCACACCCGCCGCCCTCAATCCGGCGAACAATACCAGCCCCATCGGCAAACTCATGCCGTTCACGTTCTCGGAGACGCAAGCGTATGTCCTTGAGTTCGGGGACCAGCAGCTAGGCTTCATCTACCAAGGCGGCGTGGTGGAAAGTTCCCCCGGTGTCCGCTACACGATCCAGACGCCATACAACGCGGAGGACTTGGACCGGCTGACTGGAACCCAGTCTGCGGACGTGGTGTATCTTGTCCACCCGGACTACCCGATACACAAGCTGGAACGGCGCGGTGAAACAGATTGGCGGATCGTGCCGCTCAACATCAAGAATGGCCCGTGGCTGGACGTCAACGACAGCGACAACGATATCGACCCGAACGGCCTGTTGAAGCCTTCAATCAGCGCGACGTCCAACCAAGGCAGCGGGGCCAGCAATACGTTGGTTGAGAATGTCGGTGTCTATTGGCGCTGGAACAGCAAGAACCACGGCTACTGGCTTCGTTACGACCTCGGCTTCAACGCGTACCCATGCAACGGCTACATCATCACCGGGGCAACGATTGCTTGGGATGATCAGTCTCGCGTGGTCTACACGTATCCGCGTGAGTGGACGCTTGAGGGGGCCAACAGCACCAGCGGCCCGTGGGTCGTGCTTGACCGGCGCTTCGCTGAAAGCGACTGGCAGCGCGGCGAGACACGCGCCTACTACTTCGACAATGACAAGGCGTACCGCTACCTGCGGCTGGACGTGACAAAGGGCAACGGCGAGAAAGAGAACCACGCCATCGGCCACGTCAACTTCTCGTTCAAGGGTCGCCCCGGCAGCATCGACTTTTTGAACACCGACAACGTCAACCGGGGGGAAGGGCTTAACGCCGGGGACGTTGGTCGGCAGGTCCGGTGGCAGGGGCAGGACGGGTTCTGGCGGATATTCACCATCACGGGGATCGTTAACTCCACCACGGCCAACGGTACGTGGGAGGGGTTCTGGATTTGGGAGGACAAGACGTCTCGCGCTTGGCAGCTTGGCGCGTTCTCCGAGAACTCCGGCTACCCGAAGTCCGTCACCATATTCCAAGAGCGCCTGACGTTTGCGGGGACCAAGGCCCAGCCGCGTACCGTGTTCATGTCCGCGTCCGGGGACTACGAGGACTTCGAGTTGCCGGACCCCCTGTCCGACGACAGTCCGATCACGGTCACGGTGGCGGGGTCACGGCAGGATCAGATCGAATGGCTCCGGGAAGTCGAGGACATGCTCATGGTGGCCACGACGGACAACGTATTGTCCATCGCGGGGACCGAGAACAACGTCATCACGCCTACCAGCATCCGGCAGAAAAAGCATGCGGGCTTCGGCGCACAACCCAAACAGCAGCCGGTGCGCGTCGGCCCCATCGTCCTGTTCCCCGGCTTCCACGGCCAGACGTTCCACGAACTCGTCTATGACGCCCAGCTTAACGGCTACGACGCCCCGAATGTCGCCGTGCTTGCGGACCATCTGTTCAAGTCCAAGGTGCGGGACTTGTCTTTCAGCCAAGTGCCGCTGGACGTCATCTACATCGTCAATGGCGACGGCGACATGATGGCCATGACCTACGAACGCGCCCAGCAGGTCGTGGGCTTTGGCCTGTTTGACTTCCCCAATGCCGAGGTCATGTCCATCGCCACGATCCCCGAACTTGGTACGGACGCCACGTACTTGCTCATGCGCCGCTACATTGACGACCGCTGGCAGCACTATATCGAACGCCTTGAGCGCCCGTTCGACTACGGGACCGACGCTGACGCTTGGTTCCTCGACAGCGCCTTGCCGTACTCCGGCGCGGCGACAAACATCATCACGGGCCTGTCTCACCTTGAGGGCCAGACGGTACGGGTCTACGGCTGGGACGCGACCCCCGGCGACCAGTTCATCGCGCATCCGGCTCAAGAGGAATACGTCGTGGTCGGGGGGCAAATCGAACTCTCCATGCCAGTCACATACGCCCTCGTCGGGATACCGTACAAGGCCCACGCCAAGATGCTGCCCCCCGCTGCAATCGACGTCGAGGACGGTTCCGGCTATGGCCGCAAGGTCCGCGTGGACGGCGTGACCGTCAGTTTCTTGAACTCTCGCTCCGTGCGCGTCCAGTCTGGCGTGTCTGATATAGCAGCGGAAGACTTGCTCAAGCAGACCATGAGCCTGTACTCGAACACCGACCTCTACGAGTGGCTATTCAACTCTCTGACCACCGGCATTCAAGCGGAAGAAATGATCTTGCGTGAAGGCGAAATGCTGATGGACAGCTATGTGCCGCTTTTCACTGGCGACAAGACCGTCAACATAGACGATAGTTGGGACGGTGGCGGCGAGATCGAAATTGTGTCAGACGAACCGCACCCCTGCATTGTTCGGGCCATCAGCATCATGGTGGACCGGGAGCCGGGACGTAGCTTGAAGCAAGGAGGCTGATCAATGTGTGCGCCCATGATGGCGATTGGCCTGATCGGCGGGGTTATCTCCGCTATGGGGGCCATACAGGCTGCGAACGCACAGGCTGCGGGCTTGAAGGCGCAGGCGCAGTGGCAAGAGCGCCAAGCTGCCGTCGAGCAAATGAAGACCAACTACCAGATCGCGCAGGAAAAGCGGCGTACCAAGGCCATGCTCGGTTCGCAGGTCGCCCAGTACGGCGCGGCTGGCGTGGACCCGACGCGCGGCACTCCGCTGGACGTGGCAGAAGCGACCATTCTTGAACGCAGCATGGACTTGCAGGCTCGGCGTATCGAAGGCAACGAGGAAGTCGAGCGCAACAGGTACGAGGCCAGCGTCAGCCGGATGCAGGCAGAGAACGCCAAGAAAGCCGGAATGATTAACGCGATGGGCAGCATCGTCGGAGCCATTGGCGGAGCCGTCGGGGGCATGGGCGGGGGCGGGGGCGGGGGCGCGTTCCAGTCAGCCTACGTCGGCGCTGGCACACCACAGGCTACACCGATTGCTGTCACCCAACCCATCGTGATCAGTGGCGGCGGCATGGTGAACGCTGGGCTACGCGACGCATCCGGTTTCATCAGATAAGGCAAAGCACCGATGGCACGTATTCCCGGACCCCTTGACGTGATGGCCGACCCGGTCATCAACTCGACACGTCGCATCCCGAACACTGACACGGGCGGCGCAATGGTCGGTCGCGCCGTCCAGAACCTCGGCGGCGCTATAGGGTCGCTGGGATCGGCGCTTGGACGGCAGCAAAAGGTGGCTACGGCGCGGGCAGAAGCCGATCAGCAAAAGTACGACGCTTGGCAGGCCGACAATACCCTGTTCACCTACCAGCAGCAGTGGGCGAAGGCCGACGAGGCTGCGGCAGTTGGCATGGACGAAATGGGTACGGGCTACCACGACAGCGGCGTAGCCTACGCCGCGCAGGGTGCGCCGTCCGTGGACGCCGAGATCGACCGGCTCAACAAGGCTGGCAACTACGAACAGGCAGCGCGCTTGCAGGAAGGCAAGCGGCGCATCGAACTCGGCGGCTCGACACGGCTGCGGCAGAAAGAGTTCCAGCTTGGCCAGACCTACGAACTGGACTACTTGAAGCGGCTTGGCGAGGAAAGCCTGACGACGGTCGGTGTCGATCCTGACATGAACGACATGAACCGTTCACGCTACGAGAACCTTGTGCGGAACTCGCGCTACCTGACCGAGCCGCAGAAAGAGGGCATGCTGCGGGCGCAGAGCCGCGAGGAACTGGCGCGCGAACTCGAACTGATACAGGGGACAGACAAGAACGGTATGGCCAAGACGCTTGGCATGCCGCGCCCTGACGCTCCGTACAAGCAGGCCGTCTACGACGCGGCGCTGGCCAACGGCATTGACCCGGAACTTGCTATTGCCGTCGCCCAGATGGAAAGCAAGTTCAACCCGCAGGCCGTCAACGAAAATTCGGGGGCGTATGGCCTGTTCCAGACGAAGCCGGGAACCGCGCGGGAACTGGGGGGCGTCCGGGGGGCGGGGGTCGGCAACCAGATACAGACCGGCATGCGCTACATGCAACGGTCGATCAGTGCCTTCCAGCAGAAGCATGGTCGTGACCCGTCCAAGGGCGAATACTACATGATGCACTTGCTCGGCACCTACGGCGGCAGCACCGTCGCGGGCATGTCGGACGACACGCCCATCATGCAGGCACTTGAGTATGCACTGCGTAACGATCCAGACGCCAACCCGACCAGTGTCTACAATCAGAACGGCAAGGTGTTTGGTGGCGTGGCCACGGTTGGCGACCTCAAGAACCGTGCCGAGCAACTGATGCAGGCAGAGTTGCAACAGGCGTACGGCGGGGACACAGCCCCCGTGCAGCAGGGCCGTGCCGTGGACCCCACCAAGTTCACGCCACAGGACACCGAGCGGCTGCGCTCCAAAATCAGCTATGACCTCGCGGGCAAGAAGCGTCCGCACAAGCCGCAGGAATACGTTGCCCTGCGCGCGGCCTACGCGGTCGAACAGATCAACCCGAACTGGCGGATCGTCGTCCACTCCGGCATGGGCGAACACGGCTCCGACCGTCACCGCGCCCAGCACGGGGGCAAGGCGGCTGATATCTACGTGGTGGACGAGAAAGGCCAGACCGTCAGCATCAACAACTACCCGGAAGCCATTCCGGCGCTCTACAGGTCTTTCGCCGCAGCAGGCTTCAAGGGCCTCGGCTGGTACGGCCACGGCAACGCGTCGATCCACGTCGATGACGTACGCACGGGCATGTGGGGGCCGAACAAGTCCCGCAACAGCATGCCGCAGCACATCGCGGATGCCATCGCACAAGGACGCGGAGAGGCTACGGGCGGCGCAATCTTTGCTGCACAGGGCGAAGCAGACCCCCGCTACGCCAGCCTGACGCTTGACCAGCGTCGCGCCCTCTACAAGAACGCCGCGACAGCGACCGATCAGCAGAACAAGGCTTCCGCTGACGCCTACACCGCCCAGTACAACGCCATCGTTGACCAGTACCAAGAGAACATTGCCACGCAGGGGGCCGCGTTCTCTATTGACGAGGTCAAGAGCGACGACCGTCTTGAGTGGGAAGACAAGGAAAAGCTTATCAAGGCGTACGAGACGGAGAACAAGGAAGCCATCGGCGTCGGTGAAGCACTGCGCGATATCATGTCGGGGGCTGGGGTGGACACGTCTGACCGCAACGCGTCCCGGTACGCGGACATGGCCTTCGAGCAGACCTTCGGCGACAGTTGGAAGACGGGGGGCGCGCCTATGGAGCGGGCCTCGGCGTTCTTGCAGGCCGGTCAGTACATTCCGAAGACCATGACGGCGGATATCAAGAGCGGCCTCACGTCGGGGGACGTCAAGGCGCTTTCTGGTATCGGCCTCATCGCTGATCTCGCTGCCAACGCCCCCGAACTGTTCAAGGGGGACAACGGTAAGTTCGCCCGCGACGCCGGTATCGAATACAACATGCTGCGCCAGCGGATGAACGAGCAAGACGCCAAGAACGAAATGATCCGCCGGTACGCCCCCGAAGAACTCGAAAAGCGTCGGCAGTTCCTCAAGAACGACTTCGTGAAAAAGGAACTGGACAAGGTGACGTCACTGGAAGGGCTGGTCGAACAGGACTTGCTGCCCGCCGCAAGCGTGGAGGGGGGCAACGTCATGCAGGCCACGGCTTTGCAGGGCGTCTACCGCGATATCGTGGAAACCCTCATGGTGCGTACGGGCAAGATGCCCAACGACGAAACGCTCTTGGCGCAGGCCAAGGCCGAGTTCGACACGGTCTACGGGGAGCCAGCCGCAGGCACCTACGGCGGGGAACAGTCCCCCGGCCCCCAGTACCGGCCCATCGACCGCTACCTGCCCAAGCTGCAAACTGGCTTCGAGACAGACTTCATGGGCAACGTCACCCCGGTCAAGGGTCACGACTATGTGAAGATGGCTGTCGAGCCGGTGCTACAGCGCATGTTCGGAGAGCGGTTCGCCCCCGGCCAGCGGTGGGTTCCGACCACGACCCCGGCAGCAGCGTCCGCCATGCAGCGGGGGGATCGGTATATCCCCCTCGAAGTCGCGGCGTTCGACAGCAACGACGTGCTGATGGGAACCACGACCGTCGTGCTGGACATGAAGACCATCCGGGACGAGGCCAAGAGCATGACCGAGGAACGGGCGCTGGAACTGGAAGAACAGCGCCGGGAGCAGGCCGCGCAGCAGGAGATCATCAGCGAGCAGACCACGGCCCCCCGGCCCCCCGCGATCCGTTCCGGCCCCAACGTGACCGAGCAACTGATGCAGCCGGGTATGCCGGGGCAGGAAAACGCCGGAGTGCCTTCGGGTCCGCTGTCCGAAGCCATCGGGAATTTCTTCACGCCTGACTTGGAGCGGCAGCGGGCGAATACTCCGGCGCGCAAGCCGCGCCCGGTTCCGCAGGCTCCGGGGCTGGCGCAGCAGGCCGTTGACACCATACTCAAGCAAGGCCCGCAGGGGGCAGCACCGAGGAACAGGCCATGAATGGAGCGATGACGCTTGACGAGTTCTGGGCGGCGCAGGGGAACACGACCCCCGCCCCCGACCTCAACAAGTCATGGGCGACCAACCTGCCGTCGAACTTCGAGACAGCAGGCCCCGAACTGCCGCAGCCCAATATCCCGGAGGGTATCCCGAATACGCCGAGCCTTGCTGATACGTGGCAGGCCGCGTGGGAGGAAGGGAACACGATTGGCTCGCTCAACGCTGACGAGCGCAACGGTATCGACCGGACCCCGGACCCCAGCTTCGGCTTGTGGGAGCGGGCCACGCAGGACGGACGCCAAGACGACTTCGCCATGCTGGTTGAGCAAGGCGCGTTCAACGAGCAAATGTATCAGGCAGCGATTGCCAACAGCGAACGTGTTCGCAAGAACGACGAGACGCTGGCGGCGGCTGGCTGGGTATCGCTTCCATTGCAGGTAGGAGCCGCCGTGTTCGACCTGCCCACGCTCATTCCGGGCGGGGCCTTGGTGCGCGGCGCACGGCTTGGCTACTCCACCGCTAGGACCGCTGGTGTCGGCGCAGCGATGGCGGCGACGTCGGGCGCAGCGCAGGAAGCGGCGCTCTACGCAACGCAAATTGACCGCGACGGAACCAAGTGGCTCTACGGGGTCGGGGGCGCAGCCGTCCTTGGGGGGCTGGGGGGCGGGGTCATGGCCAAGCTGGCCAGCAACGCAGAACTCGACTTGATCGGCAAAGAACTGGTTGAAGACCTGACCGCCTCGCAAGTCGCGGACCCCGAAAAGATCGCGGCTCGCGCCATCGAAAGCCTGCGGGCGCGCAACGCTGGTGCTGCCGAAGTCGAACTCACGGTGAAGGATTTTCAGATCGCCGGGGTGACGGCGCGCCAGACGGCAAAGTTCATGTCCCGCATGGGTATCGACCCCACGGCACAGGTTATGACGTCAAACAGTGTCGAGGCACAGAAGGTACTGCACGGCCTCATTGAGACGTCGCTCGTGACCGAGCAGAACAAGGCTGGCATCACCAACTTCACGGGGGACACCGGGGGGCCAGTCGAAGCCGAGATACGCGAACTGCGCGGGGTCTTGGGTGTGGCGCACATCGAAGCTGACAGCATGCACCGGGAAATGGTGAAGTCCGGGGTCAACATGAAGCAGGACGACTTCTATGAAGCCGTCGGCAAGGCTATGCGTCGGGGGGACGAGGACGTCAACGGGAACCCGTTCGTGACCCGCGCAGCCAAGCGGTTCCGCGAAGTGGCCGACGAGATCAAGCGCCGTGGCAATGAAGCCGGTATGTGGGACACCGAAATGTGGGTGGACTTCCGCACCGGCCTGATAACCAACGACGCCAGCAAGGCTATGGACCCGACGACTGGCAAGCTGTCCACCTACCTGCACCGCGTCTACGATCAGACCAAGCTGGTTGACGACGGTGTACGCTTCAAGAAAATCGTGAACGACTGGCTGGACGGCATCCTGCCTGCCGAGACAATCGTGGACGCCGACAGTGGGCGGACACTTATTAATCCGGCATGGGAGGAACTGTTCTCCGACGTCAATGAAGTCGTGTCACGGCAGAAGTACGTTGAGGGTTTGGTCGAGGAAATCCACGACCGCCTGACGGGCCGGTTCACGGGGTCCGACGAGTTCCACCCGTGGCAGATACCGGACGCTCGCGGCCCCCTCAAGGATCGTGTGCTGGCCATCCCGGACCACATGATTGAAGACTGGCTGGAAAGCGACGCCCGCATCGTCATGCAGCGGTACACCCGCATCGCGTCCGGGGAAATCGGCCTGCGCAAGCGGTTCGGCTCCGCGACCATGAAGAACCAGATCGCCGACATTGACGCAGAATACAAGACGCTTGAGGAAGCGGCCCGCGCTGCGGGGGACAACCAGAAAGCCCTCAAGCTGCGCAAGGAGCGGGATAAGGTCGTTCGCAACATCGAAGCCTTCCGGGACATGGCGCGCGGGGTCTATGGACGTTCGGCCCAGCAGGGGGCAGCGGGAACAGCGACGCGCTCGCTGCTGACATTCAATTTTATGACTTCACTGGGCGGCGTGGCTCTTTCCAGCTTGCCCGATCTAGCGGCCCTCGTCGGCAAGCACGGCCCCCAAGCAATCCTTACGCAGTTGCTTCCGGCACTCGCCACCAACTTCCGGGGGCTGAAATTGGCCAAGCGCGAACTGCAACTGGCGGGGACGGCGCTGGAAGTTTTGAACAACAGGCGCTTGCAGGAAATCTCCGAAGTGCTGGAACACAACGTCGCGCTGTCCAAGGCCGAACGCGGCATGTATGCGGCGTCGTCCATGTTCGCCAAGCTGACCGGCCTGCCACACTGGAACGACGCAGTGAAGACAATGGCCGGCACCATGTCGATGAACCGGCTGGTGGACGTGTCGCGTGGCTTCAACAAGGCCAACGCCATCGACAAAGGCTGGTACACGCAGCTTGGCCTCACAGCGGGGGACGCCAAGACCATTGCGTCGTTGGTGGACGCCGGGGTCATCAAGAAGGACGGCACTCTCTGGGACGTCAATACGAACGCGTGGCTGGACGAAAGCATCACTGGCGTTGACAAGATCAGGGCCAAGTACGCGGACACCATGACCCGGACGCAAAAGGCGCTGGACGACCTGATCGCCGAACGCAAGGCGCAGCCGCGCGCCATCGACAAGAAGACCGGCGAGTTGAACAAGAGCGCCCAGCGCGACATTGCCAAGTACACGCGGGAACACGAACTGCGGAAGGCCGAACTGCAATCCGAAATGCTTCGCCGGATTGACGTGGCCGAAAAGGATATCCGGGAAGTGCAGCGCCGGTTCCGGTGGGCTATGGCGGGGGACACTGACCGCGCCATCGTGACCCCCGGCATGGGGGACCGCCCCCTGTGGGCAGCGACGAACTGGGGGAAGATGCTCTTGCAGTTCAAGTCCTTCATGCTGTCGGCCAACCGTCGGCTTTTCCAGTCCGGGCTACAGGGCCGTCAGTTGTGGCTGGCCCAGCACATTGTACTGGGGACCGCTATGGGCGCGGTCGTAGCGTGGGCAAAAGTGGCCGAACGCGAAGGGACAGACGAGGCCAACAAGTTGTTCGACAACCCCGGCAAGCTGATCGCTTCTGGCTTCGACCGCTCCGGCACCGTTCCGTTCGTGATGGAAGTCTCTAATGCCATCGGCAAGCAATACGGTTACAATCCGATCATGGATGGAGCGTCGGCAATCGCGGGCGACAAGGGAAACATGAAGGTGGACGCATCACGCGCGGCAGCGCAAAATGCGGTCGGTGTCTGGCTTGGCCCCTCGGTCGGCACATTGAACGACATAGCCAAGATCAGTGACGGTCTAGTCAAGTTCGCATTGCGTACCGACGACGTGAAAAAGAGCCACGTCAACGCATTCTTCCGGCAACTGCCTTACGACGGCCTACCCTACTGGCGCTGGTACGTCGAGAACTACGCAAGGCCCGGAATATACGATCAGTTGGGGATTGAAGAATGACCATATCCAGCACAGAAACCCGCGTCGAGTACATCACGTCCGGGCAGACTTCGTTCTCGGTCCCCTTCGAGTTCTTCGAGGGTCAGGACTTGCGGGTCAGGGTGTACCCGAACCCGCTGGATGACGAGGACTTCCGTGACCTCATCTTCGGTTCGGAGTTCCTTGTTACGGGGGGCGACGGCAAGCCGGGGGCTATACAGATCATTGGAGCGCCAATTCCGAGCGCACAACTGCTGGTCATTCAGTCCAACTTGAGTTTCGGCCAGATCGTAGCCTACCAGAAGCACGGCCCGTTCCCGGCAAAAGCCCACGAGCGCGCCCTCGACAGGCTGGCGTTGCAGATCAAGCAGGTTGCGGCAAACGCGGGGGTCGCGGGGGGCGATCCGAAGCTGGGGGTCTTCTCGTTCAACGGACGCGACGGACACGTCCTGCCGCTGGCCCGTGACTACCAAGGCTTCTACTCGGCTCTTGGCCACGTTCACTCTTGGGGTGAAATCCAGAACAAGCCGTCGGTGTTCCCCCCGGCAAACCACCAGCACCGTTGGGGTGAAATCCTCGACAAGCCCGCGACGTATCCACCGTCGGTTCACCAGCACGGGTGGAGCGAAATCACCGGCAAGCCGGTCACGTATCCCCCCGGCGGCAACGAGATCGGCGCAGTCCAGTATCGCGCCAGTTCCTCGGAGACGGCGGGCAGCGACTACATGCGGATCACGGAAGGCCCCCTCGCCCCCGGCATCACCATCGGAACAGTGCAGACCTACGTGTTCGACGGGTCCGTGGCCCCCGGCAGCTACAAGCTGGTGGCCCAAGTCGGCTACGACCTAGAAGAAAACGCCTACGGCCCGACGATGACGGGCGTGTCGTACGCCATCGAAGCCCCGTCGATCCACCTTCACGCCCCCGACCTGATCGAAGGCGAACGCCTTGTGCTTGGCCCCGGCGGCGTTCTCGTGTCCGAACCCTCGGCCATCGCGCCGGTCATCGACCGTTCGATCTACAACGCCGCCGACATAGACATACCGGACGGCGTGTGGGTCACGGTCCCCGTTGACCTGACCATCACGCGAGACACGTTCTCCAACAGCGGCCAATGGGTGCTGTCTGTTCCGTTCTCTGTGGACAGCAATCAGGACTTCGACCTGACGTTCGAGATTGTAATCAACGGTACGCCGACGGGCCGCACGTTCCAGCGCCAGCACACCGACAACATCGGGTTCTTCTGGGTCGTGATCTCGTCGGAAGTCCAGAACGTGTATCCGCCGGGGGCGTCCGTGGACTTCCGTGTCCAGCGTACGGGCGCACCTTCGGCCAACGTGACCATCCCGGCGGCAACCAGCAACGTCATCGCTGAATTGCTGCACTTCGGCCAGAACCCCACGGTCACGTATCTGCAAGACCTGCTCGACGTCTCGGTCCCCGCCCCCAACGACGGGGACGTGCTGACGTGGAACGAGGGCAACCAGCAGTGGGAAGCCCTTGAGGGGGGCGGAGGCGGCACGGCTGGCGTGGTGTCGTTCAACTCCCGGCAGGGCAACGTCGTGTCAGAAGCCGCAGACTATGCGGCGTTCTACAAGAACATCAGCTACGTTCCGGCATGGACCGAGATCACCGGCAAGCCCACACAGTTCCCGCCGTTGCAGCACACGCACGTCATCGGTGACGTCACCAACCTGCAAGCAGAACTGGACGGCAAGTCAGACGTCGGCCATGCCCACGACTGGACCGAGATCAGTGGCAAGCCGACCGAGTTCCGCCCGGAAATCCACCAGCATTCCATCAGCGACGTCTTTTTCCTGCAAGAAGCACTGGACGGCAAGTCGCCTACGGATCACGTCCACCAGTGGTCGCAGATACAGGCCAAGCCGTCGGTGTTCCCGCCGGAAAGCCACAACATCAGTTTCCACTCTGACGTCAACACGTCGAGCGCGCAGACAGGCCAAGTCCTGACCTACATCGCGGGCTTGTGGGTTCCTCGTGACCCGCTGGCCGGGGGCGTGGACTGGGATGATATCACCGGCAAGCCTGCCACGTTCCCGCCGTCTCCACACTTCCACCAGATCAGTGAAGTGTCCGGGCTGACGGCAGCGTTGAACAACAAGGCGGAACTCGACCACGTCCACCAGTGGAGCGAAATCCAGAACAAGCCGACGACGTTCCCGCCGTCGGGCCACAACCTGACTTCACATACCGACGTGGACACGACCGGGGCCACGACCAACATGGTGCTGACCTACGTCGGCGGCGTGTGGGTTCCCCGCGCCGGGGGCGGGGGCGGTACGCCGGAGTGGGACGATATCCTCAACAAGCCGTCGGAGTTCCCCCCGTCGTCGCACACCCACCCGTGGGGTCAGATCACAAGCAAGCCGACCAGCTTCCCGCCGGACATTCACGGCCTCGGCTTCCACTCCGACGTGGACACCAGCATTGCAAACCCGAACGACATTCTGGTGTATGACGGCGCGCAATGGCTACCGCGTTCAATCCCCCCGGACGTAGGCGCACACCCGCTTGGCGCGCATACGGACACTGACCTGCTTGATCCGAACGACGGCGAAGTCGTCACTTGGAGCAGCGCACAACAGAAGTGGATCAACCTGCTGCCCCCCGGCGGTGGCCCCGGCGGGGGCGTGGACAGCGTGTTCGGTCGTACTGGCAACGTCATCGCGGAAGCCGGGGACTACGCCTCGTTCTACAAGAACATCAGCTACGTTCCGGGCTGGTCGGAGATCACCGGCAAGCCGACCGAGTTCCCGCCGGAAGACCACACTCACCCTTGGGATGAAGTCACCAACAAGCCGTCCAGCTTCCCGCCCGCTTCGCACACGCTGACGTCGCACTCCGACGTGGACGTAGTCAACGCGCAGGAAGGCCAGATACTCGCCTTCATCGGCGGCGTATGGGTTCCGCAGAACAACGTGGGCGGCGTCAGCAGCGTATTCAGCCGGACGGGTGACGTCGTGGCCGAGGCTGCGGACTACGCGTCCTTCTACAAGGATATCACCTACGTCCCCGGCTGGGCGGAGATCACCGGCAAGCCGTCGGAGTTCCCCCCGGAGGCCCACACTCACGCCATTGATGACGTGACTGGCTTGCAGGCTGCGCTGGATGGCAAAGCCGCCACGGTCCACACGCATATCCTCGAAGACGTCACCGGCCTGACCGATATCCTCGACAGCAAGTCGAACGTCGGCCACAGCCATGCGTGGGACGAGATCACCAACAAGCCCACGGAGTTCAACCCGTCCCCGCACACGCACGTCTGGGGGGATATCTTTGAGAAGCCGACGGAGTTCCCGCCGGAGGACCACACTCACGCGATCAGTGAAGTCAACGGCTTGCAGGCCGCGCTGGACAGCAAGGTGGGCGCTGCATACGTGCAGGGTGAAGTGCATAAGCCGGTGCGCTGGCTAGATGACGTGCCGTACACGCTTGTTCTGGATGACTTGGGCCGCACCGTGCAGATGGACAATCGCAGCGCCGGACACGCATTGACGGTTCCGCCGAATAGTGAAGTCCCCTTCCCCGTAGGGACGCGTATCAACGTAGCCAACTGGGGCAACGGCACTCAAACCGTGCCGATCACGCCGGGGGCGGGTGTTATCATTCACTCAAAAGGCGACAAACTTAACGTCGCTGATCGGTTTGGCGGCGCTACGCTTGAGAAAATACAGGCCGACGCTTGGTGGCTGATCGGAGACTTGTCGTAATGGAAAGGCACGGGTTCTACGCAGTAGCGGGTAGCGGTGGCGGTGGCCCCGGCCCCGGCCTGCCCCCGGAGATCAAGGTTATCGGCAAGTGGAACAGCCCCACCAACAACGGCAACGGCTGGACTGGGCAGACCATCAGCATCGGCGCGCGGGAGCCGGGGTCCGCCCTGCTGATCGTGGTGCTGATGAGTGGCGCGGGGCGCTTCATGCAGTCGGTAGTCAACGAGGTTCGGTTGGCTGGACAACAGATCAACAATTTCATGGGCAGCGGCGGCTACTGTGACAGCGACGGCAGCGGTCCTACGGTTGGCCAAGCCGCCGTTCTCACGGATGACGGGGCCATCACGGGGGACGTTCCACTCGCAATCGAACTTGGCTACGGGGCTTCCGTCGGATGCTCGGTGCTGGCTATTGAAATCAACGCAGGCTACGGAGCCGCTGACACTTGCGGCGCGGCTACGTCTTTCTATTCGTCCGGCAGTAGCTTGTCTATCGACCCCAATCTTGGTTTGTCCGGGAACGGTCGGGAGGAAGGCGACCTTATCGTCGGTATCCTGACGCACCGCAATACGGGGTCAGACGGCAGTCGGTACGGCATCGTCGGCATGGAGCCTGTAGCGACAGAACGCATCCAGACGCAGGGCTGGTCACATATCGCCATGATAACCTCGCCCCCCGTCGAGGAAGACAAAGACCTGCTCGGCATGCCCAGCTACACGGTAGCTACATCAAACTTCAGTCATTCCGGGATGGCGCTTATTCATGTCCCCCGGAAGAAAGCGCCCCCCGCGCGTTTTGTCCGCAAAATCGGCGCAGTCATGCGTTGGGATGCAAGCGGCGGCGTGACGTCTTGGTCAAAGAACATCACCCTTCCGCCTCGGACGCCGGGGTCGCATCTGGTCATGGTAGCAAGCGGTACGCGGCGGGGCAGCAATTCGCAAGGCACAATGGGCTTGAGCCTTGGGGGGCTTGCGGCAAATGTTGTTGTAACGGAGGGGTGGACCGGAACATCATCAGGGATAACCGCCTCCATCTTTCTGCTGGACAACGACACCCTCACCGGGGACGTCACTCTCAACATGACCAGCACCACGAACTACACGTACGGGTGCGCGATCTATGAAGTGATAGGGTACAGCAAGACCCCGGCGAGGACAGATAAGTCGCGCCAAGCTGATCTTCTCATTCAGCTACTTTTCCAAGTGGACGGCAACGACAATGCCGGGAACCTGTACTTCATGTCAGAAACGGTTACTGACGGCATTGGTCTTCTGCAAGGCTATGACTATTTCCCGTTCTCCGACCAGTTCCTAACCAACGACAAGTCGTGGCAAGATTTTGTGATGCGGTGGGCGTCATCCAACAACGTAGACCACGGGTTCGGTGTAGCGCACTACGGCACATTCATGGGTACGGGGTGGCAACCTCGCCCGCCGGGTCCGCCAGCAGGCACGAAAGCTTTCATCGGCGGGTGTATAGCGTCCGGGTGGCTAACCGCTGCGGGTATCGGCGTTACCTGCTACGCGGAGTTCGAGCCGATCTAACGCTTACGCGTCGCTCGTCCCCTCGTCGTCCAGCACAGAACCGGCTTCGTCCTCGTCCTTCTTGCTGGTCTTCGGGAAAGCCACCACGGTCCCCCCGCGAGCCGCGTTCTGTTCAACGAGCATGTCGCGGATCGTCTCTTTCGGGAGTTCCGCGTCGCGGGTCAAACCTTTCTCCGGGACTTCATACAGCGCCCACACCACGTCGCGGCCACGGGGGCCAGTGCCGACCTTGGTCACGCGGCCTTCCTTGTCCCCGTGGTTGAAGGGCTTCCACGCGTCATGCTCGCGCAGCTTGGACGTCAACTGGCCCATCGTCATCGACCCCAGACTGCGGTCCTCGCGGGCAGCTTGGCGCAGGCGGTCGCGTAGCTGGTCGTTCGTCCACAGCGAGCCTTCGTTGTCGGGGTCTTCGATCCAGCGCAGAATGAGTTCATCCCACTTGCCGATCCCGGACTGACGCAGTTCTTCCTTGGCGTCTGTCTGGGGGGCGACCCCCAACAGTTCGCGCAGGTCGCTTTGATCCATGACGGAGTACCGCTCGCGCAGCCACATGCCCACGACTTCGAGGCCAATCGGGTTGGTCACGAGGTCATCATAGATTTCCTTCCAGCCATCGCGGTCGGCGATTTCGTTCTTGGCCTTGAGCCGGTCCACCACAGCCAACCGGCGTTCGCTCTTGTCGATCACCAGCGGCGTCGGGTGGTTCGAGAAAATCATGTAGCCCCCGACGTTGTGGGCTTCGTACTGCTTGCCGTACTTCGGGTTGACCATGATCCGGTGCGGGGGAGCCGTGAAGTACGCCTTCATGTGGTCGAACAGGCTGATGCCTTTCTTGCGGCCCTCGGTGGTCGGAGACAGTTCGTTGATGATCACGTACCGCTTGGACGCCCACTCGGTATAAGCTGACGAGATTGCGTCGGCCCCGACCATCGTCCAGTTCTCGTCCCCCACGAGGCGGGCGAGGATCGACGCGAGGGTGTCCTTGCCGAAACCGGGTGGCCCCATTATGAGCCACTGCCAACCGGGCTTGGTCTTCTGGTCCGCCACCATGAGGGAGAGCCAGTTATACATGCGCCGGTCCATGCCCCCCTGATTGTCCCCCGTGTCCCCCGTGATCTGTTCGACCAGCGACTTGAACAGTCCCAGCACATGCTGGCGGAAGCGCGGCGTGATCTGCCCAAGACGGGTCGGGTTCTGTCCTGTTCCGATGCTGGGGCCAGCCCAAGTGTTCATCACTATGAAGTCCTCGCCGTTGATTTCCTTGGCCTTGTCCTTGAACCAGCGGCCCTCGCCGGGAGCATACTCCTTGGCGTCCGCACGAATGAAGGTCGGGGACCGCATGAGGCTTTCCAGCGCAGATGGACACCGGCCCTTGCCTGTCCAGCCCGTCAGGTCAGCCGCCAGCTTCTCGCGCAGCGGGCCGTCATAGAGCAAGTTGAAGCTGTCCTTCGGCAGCGTCTTGCGGTTCTGCATGTCCCAGACTTCATTGTCGTGGTGCAGGTACGCGTAGCGGTCTTCAAGGTACGATTGATCCTTGTCACGCTTGGGGTCGAAGCCGACGTCCTTCCACAAGGTCTGGGTGTCCAGCCCTTCCAAGTCGTCGGCCTTCACGGCGCTGCTGGCGAACACGGCACGGGCAGCGTCACCACGGATGCCGGGGTGTAAATCATCCAGCTTATCTTGGAAGTCACTCGAAGGCCGCTCACGGCAATGGCCGTGGTGGCAGGCGAACAAGCCGTCACCCAAGTAGGCGCAGCCCGTGTTCACCTGCTTGGTGTGTTCTTCGATGAACGGACACTCCATGTCCCACGCACCCGGCTTGTGTGCCTGTTGCAACAGGCCCCGGTCATTGAGCGCCTTGCCCCACCCGGTCGGGTCTTCGTTGGGATCGGTGTATGTGACCCCGGTCCCCAGCCCCCCGGTAGTGCCGGGGGCGTGTACCCCCGCTTCTGCGTCCTCGTATTCTTGAAATGTTACGCCCAGAACTTTTTCCAAGAACAGCTTGTTCGGGTAACGGCGGTCTGGGTTCCACTCCAACATGCCGCACTGGAAGGGCTTTCCGTTCACGACGTTCACGGCCTTGCCGTTGATGCCGACGGGCAGACGCACGTAGCGGGTCAGGTTGCCGCTGCCGGGGTCTTTGCCGTTGTTCATCTGCTTGACGAACTCGCGCCACTTGGTTTCGGCCAGCGAGGCGAGGGCGTGGCCCTTGAAGGGTTCCTTGAACAGATAGCCCCACTGCTCGTTGCCCTCGGACGTCTCGACCTTGAACGATGGGGAATAGAACTTCCCGCATCTGTAGATGAAGGCTTGCGCTACGGTACGCGGGGAAATCTTGGCAGACGGCCCCATCCCCACGTCGTCAATCATCAGGACATAGAGAGCGTCAAGATGCGGCTCGGTACGGACGGCGCGTCCGTGCTGGTCTTTCCGAAACGTGCTGACCACGTAGTAGTTGTTGAAGGTCTGGTGAAGCTGGGCCTCGCCCCCCTCGCCAAACCAAGCGCCCGCCCAGCGCGAGCGCGGGGCTGTCGGGTCTTCCGGGTCGCCGGGGAAGCCGCAAACGTGGGCTTGATCCACCTGTTGACCAAATACTGCTTCGAGAAACTGCCTATTGCTTATCTTCACGTAGTTTGTCATATTTCGCTCCATCAAGCCGCGCCGCATGGCGGCTGCGGTTCAAAGGCCCCGGTGGTTTTGGGTTAGCTTCCTTTCCACCGGGGCCTTTTTCTATTTCCGATACCTAGTCGTCGTGAACACTTCTGCCGCTGTCGGCAGGCCGGTCGCCCAAGTGGGTTGAACCGTCATCAGGTCGTGCATCATCTTCTCGGCGTCAGCCTCGTTGATCACGTCCTCGTGAAACTCACAGATCACTTCATCATGCACAGTCAGGACCGGCAGGAACTCGTCGGCAGCGTCGAGACGCAGCAGGGCCTCGGCCATGACGTCGCGGGCCGTGGCCTGCACGATGTTCTCCACGATCTTGCCCCCGTAGGTTTCGATCCGTTCCAGCTTGCCGGTCTTCTGATTGACCCCCGTGTAGGTCAGACGGGGGATGCCCCGGCGGTCAATGCGGTCGGCGTCCAGATCACGGTAGATCAGGGGACGGCCACTCGGCAGGAACAGGGCAATGTGCTTGCCCTCGGCGTTGTCCCAGCTACGGATTTTGATGCGTCCACGTAACAGCACTTCACTGTACTTGCCGCTCAAGACGTCACGGACCCTGTCTTCCATGTCGTACCAGTACGTACGTATCTTGTCGTTCGCCTTGCGCCAGCCCCACACAAGGTCTTGCGCTGTATCGTGGTCAAGGTCGATGCCGTAGGTCTTGGCGGTGTCTATGAACTTGTCCACGCCCATGCCGAAGCCGAGAGCCAGCGTCATCACCTTCCCCAGTTGGCGCTGGTCGCTGCCGACTTGCTGGGCGGCGTAGGTGTAGACGTCTTCACCGGCAGCGAAGACCTTGAGGACGCCGCCCTGTCCAGCCAGCCAAGCCAGCACACGCGCTTCGATCTGCGAGAAGTCCCCGACCGCAAAGTGCGTCGCTCGACGGGGGGCCGGGATGAACAAGCCACGCAGGCATGAACTCACAGCTTCCATCATGGAGACGCCGCGCGGCGGCAGCGTCGTCATCGGATGCTGGAAATGATGGATGGCTGCGTCGAACTCCGGCCCCTTGAGAACGCCGCGAGGAAAGTTGTGCGGCTGGCACAGGCGACCAGCGTAGCGACCAGTCCTTGCGGCTCCGAAGTATTCCACCAGCCCCCGCACCCGGTCCCCGTCCCCCCGAACCGCGGTCACGCGGTCCAGCTTGGCGGTGCTGGACTTGGCTGCTTCGAGCCGGACGTTGGCCGCGCCCACCAGTTGCCCCGGAATGCCGGGTAGAGCGACGACGCCCTCAAGTGTTTCCCGTGAAACACTGGTCAATCCGGGTGCGCCCTGTTCTTGGAACCACTTCAAGAGGCGAGCGACTTGGTTGACGGTGGTGACTTCGCCCCCCGTGACTTGTGCCATCAGCGCGTTGAGGCGCGTGAGTTCCTGTTCGGTGGTTGCCTTCATGGCGTCCACCAGCGGAACGTCCACGCCCACGCCCCCGGCGTTCATCCGGCAGTTCAACTCCCAGAGAGCCTGTTCTTGCTTGGGCAGAACCGGGGTCACATGCGCGATGCCAGCCTCGACGGTGACGTCTTGATGGCAGTAGTCAAGCAGGGGGATCATCCGGTCGGGTTCATCCTCATGCCACCACGAGGCGGCGCTGCCATCCTTGTTGCGGGTGCGCGGCTTGTTCATCCGCATCATGTGGGCGTGGCCCGCCTTGTCTTTCTGCTGGGGCAGGTTGAGAGCGCGCGACGCGTCATCCAGCGACCGGGGCAGTCCCCAGAACGCCGACATGGCGGCGGTGCAACGCATCTGTTGCAGCGGCAGAACGGGGGCCGAAGACCCCAGCATGCGCCGGAACACGAGGTTCCAGATCACCCACTCAAACTCGGCGTTGTGGGCGAACACCAGTTCGCCGTCGGCGATCCGCTTGAACAGCGCCAAGAGGGTTGAGGTGACGCCGCTCCCGATCACCCACTGGTGCTTGCTGCCGTCGTCGTATTCCCAGCACAGGCACAGGACGCGGGTGCTGGGGTGCTTGGCGTAGGTGTAGACCCCCGTCGCCCGTAGATCGACCTCACTGGCCGTCTCGAAGTCCGTGTGGATCATCAGCGCCGCCTCAAGTTCGCAGAGACGAGGTTCGCGTAGCCTGCAATGTCATCCCAGTGGTCGGGTTCGCATGAGTTGCCCGACAGGATGCGCGCGACCTTGGTCGCGTTCATGTCAAGGCTTTCCTGCTGGTCGCAGGTCAGCATGCGCCAGCCTTGGGTTTCCCGCATGAGCATCTTGACCTGCTGGGCGAACGAGGACGTCTTGATGTAGTCCCCGTGGGTAGTCTCACGCTCGTTGAGGATCGGGTTGTCGTAGCGGGGGTCGGCCTTGGTGGGGGCGTTGGGGGTCGGTGCGCCAAGGGTGTCGGGGACGTATGCCTGCCGGGGTCCGGGTTTGTATGCCTTACTCGTCATCGTCGTCATGCTCCTGTCCACAGACGGGGCAGACGGCATACTGCTGCTGCAAACCACTGTTAAGCAGGCTGATGAAGTAGTCTCGGTCGGTGTGAGATTGGCCTTTGGCCACGTCGGCGGGGCGGATATCGGCGAAGGGTATGCCGTCCGCATAGAGAGTATCCCCTATGACTTGGAACATTGTTAGCTTCCTTTGTTATAACGCGTCGAACGATACTAGCGACACCGGAGCCGCATTGCAAACTCCGGTGCCGCAGATCGTCAGTTACCCATGAGGGTGTCCATTTCGTCCTCAACCGCAGAAGACGAGGATGCCGCCGTACCAGCGCCAGCGTCCCCCGCTTCGAGGCCGAAAATGTCCGACAGGTTGTCCGTGTCAACAGCGTCGGCCTTGCCGAACGTGTCAGCCGCAGACTTGCGCCCGTCCAGACGCGGGGCCTCGGCAATGGCAATCTGGACGTGGTTGAGGGCGAGGCCCACACCCTTGTTGCCAGAGTTGTCATAACCGAACGGACGGACGGAGAGACGGGCGACCTGCCCTGCCCAGACGTCGTCCGGGATCAGGATTTCGTTGCCGTCCTTATCCACCACTCCCGGCTTCTGCTTCGACCACGGCGCGATGAAGACGTTGGTGTCGTCATATCCGGCGTAGTCGCGTTCCGCACCCTTGCGGATCGGAAGGCGCAGGCGCTTCAAATCCACCTTGTCACCGAAAAACTCCTTGGCACAGTCAAGGATTGCCTGCTGCAACGCCTTGAAGGCCGGGGTCTTCATCTGGGCTTCCGGGATGATCAAGTTGGTTCCGTAGCGCGGATCACCCTTGCCGTCCATCGGGGGGCGGGGGGTGAACAGGTTGCAGAACGACAGCTTGCCGTAGGGGGTCAGCACGTCTTTTGATTTTGCATCAGCCATAGCACTTAGTCCTTTTCACATAGAAATTGCTGATGGGTCCACTTGGTCGAAGGCGTCGTCAGCGGTTGGCCGTGTGGACGTAACGGCGTCCCGCTTGTCATCGACAGGAGCCAGTGTATAGCCACTGGACGTCCCGTCAATCAGGTGACGGACCTGATCGAAAATATCAGGTTCGTGTTTCAATGTTTTTTCGATTGCGGCGACGGTGCCGACCTTGATCTCGGCAACGTCTTTGATGTTCACGCCCGCGCCCTTGAGAATGTCGAGGACAAGGCGGTCGTCGGTCCACTTACGGATCGCCCGCTTGGGGACCATTTTCCATCCGGGGATGGCGTGACCGGCTTCGATGCGAGCCATAGCCTCGGACTGTATCTTGTTGAGCCAGTCACGGGCGATGGGGGCGAAGTTGAGAATGTTCGCCAGTTCGGTGTCCGACAGGTGGCCGGGGGCGACGGGGTTCTGTTCTGCGAACGTGGTCTTGGCCTCGGTCATGGCGCGGGTGGCCAGCGCCTCGCAGGAGCCAGACGCCATGCACCAGCGGCAGTGTTTGCCGGGGGTGTAGGTCGTCTTCCCTTCCGCGATGTTGTCAACGACAGGCTTGAGGTCGTTGTAGCCCCAGTTCAACAGGTCGTTGCGGTGGATTTTCAAGCTGCGCACATGGCCGTCGGGATGATCGACGCGCGGCTGCACGATGCCAAGGTCAAACCACTCGACAGTGTCGCGGAAACTTTGGGTCAGTTCGTAGTAGAGGCCAAGCCCGTAGTAGAGAAGCTGGGTATTCCCGTTCACTTCCACAGGTACGCCCTTGCCGTACTTCAAGTCACGCAGGTAGGCGGTGTCCCCGACGACGCAAGCGAAGTCAGCGGTGCCGAACAGGGGTTCGGGGGGCTGCATGTTCCACAGTTCGTCAAGGTGGACGCGTTGTTCGATGTTCACAAACTCGGCGTCCTCGGCCAGCCGCTCGCACTCGTCGGTGTAGACGTAGCAATGCTGGGCCATTTCCTGCGTGACTTCGATCTGGAAGCCCTCGACGTCGATGGTGTCGCCGACCTTGGGGGTGCCAAGGTCAAGCAGATGCCCTTCGGCGAATGCGTGGGCAGCGGTTCCCTCGGCAGTGTAGATGGTGGCCTTGCGCTCGCGCCCCTCGTTCATTTCCGGGTACTTGGTGCAAGTCAGCCAGCCGCTTGAGTTGGATGCGCCCAAACGCGCGTGATCGCTCATTGTGCGGCTTCCATTTCGTTTTGGGCGCGGCCCATAGCGTCGAGTTCATCGACAGTCAGGTAGCGGGGTCTGCCCATGCGGCCCTTGCGCGGCAGCAGCGTCAGGCGCACAGCGCCGTCACGCGCTTCGGCCCACGCATTGAGGACGTCCAGCAGGACTTGCGGGTCAACGGCGCTCGGTGTGGTGATAGTTCCTGCGCCACAGGCGGCAGCAATGTCAGCCGCAGTCCTGCCCAGTTCGGACAGTTCTTCGGCTTCTATTAGCATACGGATGGTCATTGTTGGGTGCTTCCTTTGTCGGGTTAATTCGATGGGTACTTGCTAACTCATAACGACAGACAAGTCACGAGTTTTTCGTTCCACTGCACATAAAATTTGTTGATCCATAGAATTAGCCAGCACAGCAAAGGTCGCCCGCACATGACTGCCCTGTCCGATCCGGTGGGCGCGCTTCACGCACTGGAAATTGTCCTTCGGGGTCCAGCTTGGCTCGGCAAAGATCACGCGGTTGGCAGCGGTCAGGTTGATGGCTTCCCCCGTCGCCTGTATCTGGCCGATGAACACGCGGACGAGGGGGTCGTTCTGGAACAGGCCGATGTGCCGGTTCCGGTCCTTGTCACTGGTGCGCCCGTCCACGACGACGGGGACGTACTGCGTCAGGAAGTTGGCAAGATGGTCGATCACGTCCTTGTGCTGGGCGAACACGATGATCTTGTGGTCGGAGCCGGAGTTCTCAAGTTCGTTCTGGATCATCTGGGCCACCAGCGGAACCTTGAGTTTTCCAAGGAGTTTCCGCTCGGTTGCGATGTGCGCCCCCGCCCCCCGCAATGCGGCCACGGGGTCGGGGGACTGGGCGTAGGGGGCCAGTTCCTTGTCTAACTGGGCCAGTAATTTCTGATCCAAGTTATCCGTCGGCAGCGGGTAGGTGTCCCACAGGAGAGCCGGGAGATTGTTCACGCAGTCTCGCTCGCGCTTGGGCAGAAACCAGCCCGCCATCTTGGACTTCAAGTGCGGGATATTCTTCGAGCCACTGATCTGCCGCCCGAAACTGGTGGTCCGCACCTTGCAGTAGACGTCTTGGAATTGTTCGAGCCGCATGGGGGTTCCGTCGATGGTGGCGATGGCCTGCGGGTTGAGAGCCTTCAAGTGGGTCCACAGTTCCCCGACATGGTTGGGGGCGGGGGTTCCAGAGAGAAGCCAGACGCGCTTGGCGTTGGCGGCGATGGCCTTCTGCATGGAGCAATTCGCGCCATAGATATACTTGGTGCGCTTGGCCGTCTTTTCCTTGAGCCGGTGGGCCTCGTCAAAGATGGCCGCGTTCCACTGGTGCTTGAGAAACTTGTCGCGGGTCGCGGGTTTCATCAGGCTGATCGCGTCGTAGCTGGTGACGAACACGTTACCCGATACCTTGTCAGGCTTGCCCACGACGACGCCACGGGGGACGGCCCCCCACTTGGCAAACTCGTTGCGCCAGTTCTCACGGGCGATGGCGGGACAGACGACGAGGATCGGCCCCTTGATCTTGAGCCGGTCGAGGGCTTCGATGCAGGTGCGCGATTTCCCCAGCCCCGGTTCGTAGGCCAGAAAGAGAGACGCGTCCCCCATAAGCAGGGGGAGCGCGTCAAGCTGGTGTTGCATGAGTGGTTGGGTCGTCATCAGCATGCCCCCCAGTGAGCAATCAACAAGGCTTCTGCGCGGCCATTGTCCTTCTGCCGCTTGAGGTATTCTTCCATTTCCGGGTAGAGAGCGCGGGCCATTTCGAGAGACTGCATCTTGTTTTCCCGGCCCCCGGTCAGGGATAGCCCCCGCTTCCACAAGGCGGGTGAGATTTCGGTGAAGGGGACTTGCGCCGACACGAGAGCCATCCTGATGCTGCCGTAGCACTGGCCATAAGAGAACATGGCCGGGGCCGACTGGCCGGGGGCTGCTTGGGCGCGTTCCAAGAAGCAATGCGTTGCCCCCGCCAGCTTGAACCGTTTGACCAGACGGAGCAACTCATGCTCGTCCAGCCGGGTTTTCTTGTTGATGATCCGGGTCGGCATGTCGAGGACGTATGCCGCCTTGTCTTTCGATGCGAGGGCAAGCGCCCCGGTGGTGCCGGGGTCGATGCCAATGAAGTAATTACTCACTGGGGCGTTCCTTCATCTTCATAAGGTTGAGGATGGTCGAATGGTCGCGGTTCATAATGTCCCCGATCTGCGGGTATGAAAGCCCGAACCCATCGCGCAACATGCGGGCAGCGTCCCTGCGGGCAGCGACAAACCGCTTGCCCCGGTGTGTACCGAGAAGTTCATCCCGGCTGATCTGATGCTGCTGGCAGATTTTGGCCAGCCCGATCCTGATGCGCTCGCCGCGTGTCTGATACTTGACGGGTGGGGGGACAAGACCGTTCACGGTGACAATGGCCGAGTTGCTGGGAGCCACTGGTTCGGGGTCTTGCCCCCCGTCCCCCGGTTCGTCCCCCTGCTGGGGTTCGGGATCGGGCTGGGGCTGCTGGTTCTTGGGGTTCCAGAGCCGGTCGCGTATTCCGGCATAATGGGCGCGAAGTTCTTGGGTCGAGTTCATGCTACGGCTTCCTTTTGCTGCTGGTCGAACGCCGCCCACAGTTCGGGGTCGTGTTCTTCGATGACGGACAGGTCGAACCCCCGGCCAAGGTCGAGAAGGCCGTAGACGCCAGTCTCGTTCATGCGACGCATGGTGGCGTTGGCGGGTAGCTGAATGATGCTGGCGTATTCGGCTTCGTGGGGGTTTGACCACGTCGGGTCGATGACCTTGCCTTCGGGGTCTGCGGGGTCAATGCACCACGCATGATGAATGAGCAGGGGCAGGTCGCGCCGGGATGCCAGCCCCTCGACATAGTGCAGGCCCCCTTTGCTCAACGCGTAGCACAGCGCGTTGCGGAAGCACTCCTTGTCCTGCATCTTGCGGGACGGGTCGAAGCTGCCCCCGGCGCGGAAGTCGCGCTTGAGGTGGGCGAGGGCTTCGAGCGGGGGGACAAAGCCGCCCAGCACCTTCCAGCCCTTCATGTGGTGGTCGAGAAGTTCCTCAATGAACATTGGTGTCAGCTTCCTTTGAGAGTTCTTTTGCGTCCTGCAAGATGGCCTCGTCAATGGCGGGCAGGGTCGCGGTGTACTGGTCGAGGATTTCCATGAGAGCGTTGAGGTCTTTCGCGACGATGGCGCTGTATGCTTGGGCGGTCTGCTGCTTGCCGGTGATCTTCCAGCGCATCAGCATGGTGTCGTCCCAGCCGTCCATCATTACTGATACGTAGGCCGTGTGCATGGGGGCGGTGTGGTCGTCGCTGTAGTGGACGGTCAGGGCGGGGAAGCGTCCCCTCATAATGCGCTGCTTCATGGCTGGTAGTTCCTCTGGAAGTATTCGTCCCCCGGTTCCGCGTCATACGGATCGTAGCCGTGGACTTCGGGGTCGTAACCGCCGGGGACAGGGATGATGACGTTGTGTTCGAGGGCGACGTCTTGCAGTTCAAAACCGTCGGGTCCGCCTTCGGGCCAATGGCGCATGATGGCCTTGCCGAATGCTTCCCAGTCAGGCCGGGGGGTGGCGACAGGGTTGGGCGTTGGCGCGGGGTTGGGCTTGGGGTTGGGTTTCGGATACGGAATTGGCCGAACCATGCCGACGTCTCCGTCGTCAGAGGGGGTCCAGCAATCGGCGCAGATGCCGGTTTGCAGGGCTTCGGGGGTCGTCAGCGGGTGACTGCATCTGATGCACTCGTTCATTGGCGGTAGCTTCCTTCATCTATGGCGCGGATGATCCGGCGCAGGTTCCCCCGGTGGTTAAGCATTGCGTGAGCGCACGAGGGGGAGCCGCCGCACGTCACGAAGAATTTGTGGCCCTTGTACTCGCAGCGCACCTTGATGTGTCCGCGCTTGGTGGCCTCAAAGTCCACGAGGGTCACGCCTTCGGCGTCATACAGGGCTTTGAGTTCGCGGTAGGGGCGCAGGGATGCGCGTGTGCGGGACATTACAGGGCCAGCTTTTCGTCGGGGGTCTGATTGTCGGTGAACGTGCGGCACTCGATGATAGTGCGTGGGAAGTCAACGCGGGCCAGTTCAATCATGTGCTTGTGGTGATCCCAGTCGCGGGTGAGCGAGTAGAGTTCCCCCCGCACGTAGATGGCATAGCGGCGGATGGCCTCGCGCATGGCGTACTTGGAACGGGGGGTCTTGCTGATATCAGGCATGGGGGGTCACTCCGGTTTGTAGAATTTGCACAGGGCTTGGTGATCGACGTGGCAGGCGAGTTCGTGGGCGTGTCGGTGCGCCTCGCGGGCGTTGTACCAAGCCCCCGCCACGATGAAGGCCACGACGATCATAAGGAAACGGTCGAGGGAGTTCATGGTCAGTTCCCCCACTGGACGCCGGTGTTAAGGCCGGGGCCGTAATCGAACGTGTAGGTGTCCTGCTGCGGCTGCGTGTAGGTGTCCTGCTGCTGGTACTGGTACTGCTGCTGCTCAATCTGGCGTTCGACTTCCTGCCTGATCTGCTCTTGCTGCCATAGCTGGTGACTGTACGGGGCGTAGAATTTGTCAGGCTCCATCCCCCCGGCATACGCCGGGGTCGCGGTCCACAGGAACAACAGGATCAGGAGCCACAGGGTCAGGCCGAGAACGCCGAGCGTGGTTTCCAAGGCGATGCGCAGGGCGCGATGGGCCGGGGGCTGTACGCATGCGCGGGTGTGGCGGGTGTGATGGTGGGCGTGAATGAAGTGTCGGTTGCGGCGGTCAGACATAGCTGGTGTCCTCAATAGAGTTCGGATTGCGGCGGGGTCGGGTCGATTTCCGCCCAGCGGCCATTGGCCGGGGGCGTGACGGTGCTGCGTTCGTCAAACGTGTGGCAGTCCCAGCAACATTCCCACGGAACCCAGCCTTGGGTGGATGACCAGAACAGGTCGCAGTCGAGCGGGTGTTCGGGGGCGGTCTTGACGATCACGAAAAGTCGGTTGGCGTCATACATGGTCAGCTTCCTTTGTGTGCGCGGGTCTTGCGGGTGACGCGGGTGCGAGGTCCGACAGGGTCGAGGATGGATCGGCCCTGCCCCCACTGCGTCCACGCATGGGTGAACAGTTCTTTTTCGATGGCTTCGAGGTCGGCCAGTTCCGCCGGGGACAGCGCGGCGCGCTGGCGGGCGAAGAAATCACGTTCGGCCTTGGTCGGTGCGGGTTTCATGTCAGGCCCCCTCGCGTCCGTCGAATGACCAGTCAACGCGGCAGCGATGCTCGCCCATTGATTTGTGGTCCCAGTAGGTGCGGAAAATCTCGACAGCACCGTGGATGCTGTCATGGGTGCGGATGGCTTGGGCCATAGGCTTATAGTCGGGGTCATGGTCGGCCAGTTCCATGAATTTGTTGGCCAGATGGCGTTGAACGCCAGCGAATGAGAACGCGTACTTGTGCTGGCGGACGCGCTTGTGCTGCTTGAAGGTGACGGTGAACATCGGTGTAGCTTCCTTATTCGTGTGCGGCGTTGCTGCCGACGAGTGGAAAGTAGCACACTGGCAGAGGGCGTCAACAGGTTTTTTGCGAATGTAGAAAAAAAGTTTGAGTGACTGGAAAGTGGGCCGCTGATGATAGGGGTTGTTTCCCCACAAGGGGTGGGGCGTGATGGCTTCCCCCAGATTGTGCCGGGTGGTCCGAGCAAAGTGTGGGGAGCCTGCGGGTCTGGAAGGGGGAATTGGGGATCGTGTGGGGAAACCTGGCCCCCACGAAAAAAGTGAGTGCGGGCGGGGGGATAGAACGAATTGGGGAGTGTGGGGAGTAGGTAGGGGGTATAGTTGTTGTTGTTGTTGTTATATATAGGGGGGCCATATAGCACCCCATTCCAGAGCCTCTCATGGGGAATTGCGCATCCCCATCCCCCACTTCCCCCATTTTGCCCGGACGACGAGCCGGTCGTGTCGGACGTGCCGGACGTGATGGCCGGACGACTTGTCGGCGGTGACGGGGTGGGAATGTATGCCGACCAGCTTGGGCGTTTGTGATAGGTCCGGCCCGAAGTCGGGTCGGCCCCGGCCCCGCCTCCGGCGGACGCGGGGCCTCGCCCCCGGCCCCCTCGCCCGCGCGGGCAAAGAAAAGCCCCCGCGCCAAGGGCGCGGGGGCGGGGGCTTTGCTTGCGAGGGCGGCGGGGCGTCAAGGGCGACCGGCGCGCCCCGCTTTCAAGGTTTCGGCCATGACGCCCAGCGCGCCGTCGGCCAAGTGCTGCATGTCGCGGACGTTAACGGCGAGGCGCGGATCGCTCACAATGTGCGCGACGTCTTGCGCCACGCCCAGCGCGCAAACCGTGACGCCCCGGCGCGCGACCTCGTCGCTTGCCATGCGGGCGGCGTCATGGTGGAACCCGTCGTCGCCATCGGTGATCACCATGACGATTTTGCGACCGGACGCGGGGGCCATGCGGGCGAGGCGGTCGGCCCCGGCAAAGATCGCGGGCATGATATAGGTTGAATGCTCGCAGTAGCGGCCCAGTCGGTTCAACTTGGAACGGCGCGCCGCCCATGTTTGGCCCATTGTCTTGAATGCCAGCAATGAACAGGCGGGGCCACACTCGCCGCCCAGCGGATCGCCATAGCCCAGCACCTCGAACGGCGCGCCCGCCGCGTCGAGGGCGTCGCCCAGTGCTTGAACCATTGGCCCCGCAATGTCGGCCTTGCGAGTGTAGCCGTTCACATAGTCGCGCATGCTGATTGACACATCCACCATGATTGCGACGGCGGCAACGTCGTCGTCGCTGATTGCGCGGCGGGCGAATACGTCGCCCGCCCCCATGTAACCGCGCGACAGCGCGCGGGTGTCGAGGCGACCATTGAGGCGGCGGCGGTGCATCTCGCAAACGCCGGGGGCCTTGACGGCGCGCCGTACGTCGTCGGCGAGGCGGGGCGATACCATGTAAATCGGCGTCATGGTGTAGCCCTCATAAGCGGCGACTTGCTCATGGGCGCGATTGTCGGTGCGGTCGTCAAGCCGGTCGTCGCCCGCAATGTCGCCCGCGTCGGCCTTGCTTGCCGCCTCGTCGCCGAACGCGTTCAGCGCCTCGTCGGCCCAGTCGTCGCCGACGTCATGGCGGCGCGGCATGTTTGAACCGGCGCGGCCCGCGCCCTTGTCGGCGTCGTCGTCGGCCTCGCCCTCGTCGCCCTTGTCGGCGTCGCCCGCGTCGCCCTTGTCGGCGTCGGCGTCGGCGTCAATGTCGCCCTCGCCCTCGCCCCGGCTTGCGTCGGTCGCGTCGGCGTCGGCGTCGGCGTCGGCGTCGTCGCCCTCGCCCTCGCCCTCGCCCTCGCCCTCGCCCTCGCCCTCGTCGCTGGCGTCGTCGCTGGCGTCGTCGCTGGCGTCGTCGCTGGCGTCGTCGCTGGCGTCGTCGCTGGCGTTGCCCTCGCCCTCGTCGCTGGCGTCGTCGCTGGCGTCGCCCTCGTCGCCCTTGTCGGCGGCGTCGCCCTCGTCGGCGTTGCCCTCGTCGTCGGCGTCGGTCGCCGGGGCCTCGTCGTCGCCCTTCAAAGCGGCGCGCAAATCGCGGGCGATTTGCACAACGCCCCATGTGTCGGTCGCGGCGATTGCGTCGGCGGTCGCCTTGCGCACAAGGGCGGCGACGTCGTCGCCCGCGTCGTCGAGGGCGGGGGCGTTATGGATTGCATAGCCCAGATGCTCGACGCGGCCATACAGGGCGAGGGTGAAAACAAAGTTGCCGCCTTTGCCGGGGGCGAACGCGTGGCCCTTGACGGCGGCGCGATGCAGCCATGTTGCCAAGATCAAGCCGACAGTGCGGGCGATGTTGGCGGCGTGGCCGGTCGCCGCGCCCTTGGCCTCAATGCGACAGTCTTCCAAGGCGTTGACCACGCCCGCCAAGCCCTCGCCGACAGCGACGCGCCATGCGTCAAAGTCGGTATAGAGAACATGCAACGCCTCGTGCAGCCAGAACCCGGTCAAGCGGTCGGCGTCGGCGCGCGTGATCACCTTGTCGGCGCGGATCGCGGGCAAGGTCAAGGTCCAGACAGTCGGCGACCACGACGACGGGGCGATTGCCGCCGTATCGCCTTGCAAGTTGAGGCGAACCGCGTCAACGCGACCGGGGGCGACCTCGTCGCACAAGGCGACGAACGCGCGGCGGGCGGCGCGGCAATATTCCGCATAGGTCATGTTGCCCAGCGTCACATTGCGCAATGCGTCGTTCGTGGCGGCGGCGGCGGTATTGGTTACGGTGTTCATGGTGTTAGCTTCCTTATGGTTAGGTTTGTGATTAGTTGGTTTCAAGAACGCTGGCGGCGTCGGCCAAGTCGGCGTCGGTCAATGCGCCGTCAATGGTCGCCGGGGCCGGGGCCTCGCCACGCAATGCGCCCTCGTGGCCCTTGCCAGCAAAATGTGCATTCCACATCTGCCGGGCGACGTCGCCGAACGCGGGGCGCATTTTGTTCTGTACGGCCAATTCAAAGGCGAGGGCGTCGTCGGTCCCGTCAAGGCATTCTTCCATCCAAGCCACAAGGGCGCGGTGGTCAAGCGGTTCGCCACATTCCGGGGCCTTGCGGACCTTGGCGGCAAAGTCGGCGAACGGGCGCGCGTCTTTCACCTTGACGCCCAGTCGCGCGGCGAGAACGCGGGCCTCGTCGGCGGGGGCCATGTAGTCAACCGGAACGAACACTTTGAACCGCGACAAGAACGCGGTGTTTTGCTCATACGTGCCGCCGTATTGGCCGGTCATGTCGCCCGAACCGGCGGTGTTATCGCCGACGATCACGACGACGCCGGGGGCGAACCGCACAACCTCGCCCGTCTCTGGAATGGTCACGAACCGTTCGTCGAGGGCGGTTTGCAGGAACGCGGCGATACGGGCGTTCAGCGTCGGCTCGTCGACGAGAATGAGACAACCGGCGCGGCGGATCGCGGCAACGAACGCGCCGTCGGTCCAATACGTTGTGCCTTGCGCCATGTCGCGCGAACCGCGCCAGTCTGCCGGTTCCGTGTAGGCGTCAACCGACAGTCGAACGAACGGGCGGCCCAGATGGGCGGCGACTTGTGCGGCGAACGTCGTCTTGCCGGTCGCGCGGGGGCCGTACAGCCAAACATTGCCGCCGCGTTCAAGTTTGGCGGTGACGGTCGCCAGCAAGTCGGCGTTGAAATGGTAGGCGGCGTCCTTTGCCGGGGCGTCGGCGGCGGTCCATGTCGTCACCTTGCGGGCGGCATGCTTGCCACGAATACCGAACGCCTCGCCCAGCGTCTTAACCTTCCCCGGCATGGCGGGGGCGGCGCGGTTGAACACCGGCATTGCGGCCCCGGCCACGGTGGGCGTTGCTGGCACAACAGATGCGGCCCCGGCATTGAACGCGTCGGCGAGGGCGTCGGTGACGCCGCCCCGCATGTCGCCCAGCACCTTGTCTGAAAGCCAATCCGCCGCCCCGGCGAGGGCGCGGTCTGCGAGGGCGTCGAGGGCGACGGGGGCCGATACGTCGCCCCCGGTCGCCGGGGCCGGGGCCTCGTCGGCCTCGTCGGCGTCGGCCTTGTCGGCCTTGGCCGGGGCCTTGGCCGGGGCGGCGCGGCGCGGGGCCGGGGCGTCGCCCGGTTGCGCCGGGGGCGTCTCGCCCGCCGCCTCGTATGCGGCGGCGACGACGCCCAGAACGTCAATGTCGGTGTGATCCGCAAAATCCAACATTTGTTCCT